TGATGATCCTATGCTAACTGATATGTTGCGCAAAGTAGGCGAAAAAGATTCAGATATGTGTGTACGTCCGTTAATACACAAGTATGTTAAAGCAAAAGATGAAGCAATGTTATCTAAGTTAGACTTTGGTGATTTAGCTGTAGACGAATGTGGTCCTGATGATAGTATGGAACAAGACGAACAAAAGACACCATTAGGCGAGTTTATTCTTAGTTACTTTGATAGACAAGAAGGTGCGTTTCCAAAAGGCGAAACAGCAGTACTTACTATGGTAGAAAAAGAATATGGCGGCCAATATGTAAAGCCAGCACAACAATTTATCGGACGCTTACACACAGTAGTATCAGAATACTCAGTAGAAGAAGATAGTAAGCGTTGGAAGCAAACTTCAATGGATCCGAAACTTGCAATACTAAAGTTTGGTGCAGACAATGTAAAAATCAAAAAAGGTGGCCTTAACAACGGCAAAGACATGGTATCAGTATTAACAGATGATGCTGAACAAGACACTAGCATTGTAATGGAACCGACAGTTGCACAAGATGAAGATCTAAGCAACATACGCAGATTAGCAGGACTGTAATAGTCCTACTATAAGTTTTTATGTTTTTTCTTTCAAAAAAGACTTGACAAGCGAAGTAGTACAGTGTATACTAATAACTGTGCTACAAACAATAGGCACTAAGAAACGTAGCAATGTAGCTACAAAGCATAACATAGGCAATTAAAGGAAAAAATACCCATGGCATCACTAGCAGAAATCCGAGCAAAGCTCAAAGAACAAGAAGCCGGCGCATCCGGCAACCGCAAGCAAGGCGGCGACAATGCAATTTACCCATTTTGGAATATCAAAGAAGGCGATACCGCAACAATGCGTTTCTTGCCAGACGGCGATAATAACAATGACTTTTTCTGGGCAGAACGTTTGATGATCAAACTTCCGTTCATGGGCGTTAAAGGCGAGACTGCATCACGTCCTGTACAAGTACAAGTACCATGTATGGAAATGTACGGCGAGAGCTGTGGTATCTTAGCAGAAGTACGTGGCTGGTTTAAAGACGCAAGTCTTGAAGACATGGGTCGTAAGTACTGGAAAAAGCGTTCATATATCATGCAAGGCTTTGTACCTGAGAATCCATTAACAGATGACAACACACCTGAGAATCCGATTCGTCGATTTATTATTGGCCCACAAATCTTTAATATTATTAAGCAAAGCTTGATGGATCCAGATATGGAAGAACTACCGACAGATTATGTTGGCGGTGTAGACTTCCGTCTTAATAAGAGTTCAAAAGGTGGCTATGCAGACTATAGCACATCAAACTGGGCACGCCGTGATCGTCCATTGAATGACGAAGAGATGGCAGCAGTGAATACACATGGTCTTCACAATCTAGGTGATTTTCTTCCTAAGAAACCTGGCGAAATTGAAATTAAAGTATTGCAAGAAATGTTTGAAGCGTCAGTAGACGGTGAAGCATATGATGCAGATCGTTGGTCACAATACTTCCGTCCAAGTGGCATGCAAGCTCGTACAGGTGATCCGACACAAGCAGCAAGCCCACAAGCAACTGCTACAAGTCAGAGTGCTCCAGAACCAGTAGCAGCACCAGTAGCGGCACCAGTAGCAGCACCAGTAGCGGCACCAGTAGCGGAACAAGCTACAGCAGCAGCACCATCCGGTGGCGATGCAAACGACATTCTAGCAATGATCAGAGCACGTCAAGGTTAATTAACCTGCAAAGTAGGGGGATCAACTTCCCCTACTTTTTTACAAAACTTTATAGGAGAAACTAATGGCGAAATCATTCGATCCAACGAAGTTCCGTAACTCGTTAACAAAATCTATTACGGGAATGAGTGCAGGCTTTAACGACCCAACTGACTGGATCAGTACAGGCAACTTTGCACTAAACTACCTACTAAGCGGCGACTTTACTAAAGGTATTCCACTAGGCAAGGTAAGTGTATTTGCAGGAGAATCTGGTGCAGGAAAATCTTACATTGTATCAGGTAACATTGTAAAGTATGCACAACAGCAAGGCATTTTTGTTGTGCTTATTGACAGCGAAAACGCACTTGATGAAAAATGGCTACAGGCGTTAAACGTCGATACAGATCCGAGCAAACTACTTAAACTTAATATGGCAATGATTGATGATGTTGCTAAAACAGTTAGTACGTTTATGGAAGACTATAAACAAATGGACGAAGTAGAACGTCCTAAAGTGTTGTTTGTAGTTGACTCACTTGGCATGCTTATGTCACCTACTGAAATGGACCAGTTCCAAAAAGGTGATATGAAAGGCGACTTTGGTCGTAAGGCAAAAGCACTAAAAGCACTTGTTACAAACTGTGTAAACATGTTTGGTAGTTACAACGTAGGCATGTGTGTTACTAACCACACATACGCATCACAAGACATGTTTGATCCAGATGATAAGATCTCAGGTGGTTCGGGCTTTGTATATGCATCGAGTATGGTTGTAGCAATGAAGAAGCTAAAACTTAAAACAGATGCAAACGGTGTTAAGACTTCTCAAGTACATGGTATTAGAGCAGCGTGTAAAGTAATGAAAACACGTTATGCTAAACCGTTTGAAAGTGTACAAGTTGAGATTCCATATTCAACAGGTATGGATCCTTATTCAGGCATGTTTGATTTAATGGATGCAAAAGGCTTGCTGGAAAAGAAAGGCAATCGCTATGAATATGTTACTAGCGATGGCGAAGAAATGCTGGAGTTCCGCAAGCGCTGGACAGGTGATCTACTTGACAAAGTTATGTTAGACTTGCCAGCTAAAGAAGCACAAGTTGCAAAACTAGCAGCAGATGAAGCTAGAGCAGCAGAGTTAGCAGAACTAGCTGAATTAGAAGCCCAAGCATTATCAACCGAGGAAAATGCCAATGAATGAAGAAGAGCAGATCGTAGACATATGGAATCTGTTTAAACCTTACCTTGACAAGAAACAATTAGATACTACAGCTGAAAAGTTTGTTGACTATCTTGTTGATATAGGAACGTACGATGAGACACTTACATCGTGTTTGGGTAATAGTCAGAGCCTAGATAACGCAATTCATTATTATTTAGACATCGAAGATGATTTAAGAGATGATGAAGATATAGACGACCACGAGGATTGATATGGCTTGGTATAGCAAAATTTCGAAAAACATTGGTGAGATTCCTGCAGCAATACAGCACTTTGAAACTGAATTACTAGAAGCAAGGAAAGAAGTAAAGTTGGTAGGCAATGTTGAAAGATCTGCTGCTGCTATGCCTGGCATTGTTGAATATCGATTCAACCAGCTTCAAGAGATCGAAGCAATCCTTAACTACTTAAATATCGAGCTGCGTAGATTGCGCAGCTCGTACTTTAAAAAATACTTAGAAAACTACCAACGAGCTCTGTCAAGCCGTGACGTTGAAAAATACGTAGACGGTGAGGCAGACGTTTGTGACTATGAAAAGATTATTAATGAGTTTGCACTTATGCGAAACAAATGGCTAGGCGTCCTTAAAGGCCTTGATCAGAAACAATGGCAAATTACAAACATAGTTAAACTGCGTGTTGCGGGCATGGAAGACGCACGATTGTAATTATTCATATTATATCCTTGTTAAATTAATATTGTGTAAATATCTACATGAATAGAGTAGTATTAGTTACAGGTGGGTTCGACCCTCTCCATAGTGGGCACATTGCCTATTTCAAAGCAGCAAAGAAATTAGGCGATCATTTAGTTGTTGGCCTAAATTCAGATGATTGGCTAACACGTAAAAAAGGCAAGCCATTTATGCCTTTTGAAGAACGAGCAGCAATCATAAAAGAACTTAGTGTTGTAGATAAAGTAATTGGGTTTAACGACAGTGACGATAGTGCTTGCCAGGCAATTTTTCATACGCTAAGTACACACGGAAACATCAAAGTAATCTTTGCTAACGGCGGAGATAGGACTAATACAACAACACCAGAGTATGCTACATATGGTGATATGCCTAATGTAGAATTTGCGTTTGGAGTTGGCGGTACTAACAAAATGAATTCAAGTAGTTGGATACTTGACGAATGGAAAACACAAAAGACCGAACGTGACTGGGGCTACTGGCGTGTGTTAGATCATAAGCCCGAACAAGGTTACAAAGTAAAAGAACTAGTAATATATCCAGGCAAGTCACTTAGTGATCAAAAGCATTTTAAACGTGCAGAACAATGGATTGTACTTGAAGGTTCAGTTGACATGATATCTGAATGGAAGTCAAATGTTAATAGAGTTTTGATAACACCAGATAGATCACCTTATGAAATAGGAATTGAAGTTTGGCATAAGCCGAGCAATCCTGGAAAAGAAAATGCACACATCCTTGAGATACAATGGGGTAGTGAATGCATTGAAGAAGATATAGAAAGAAGAGATTAATGAAAGTATTTGTAGGCTACGACACAAGAGAAGATATGGCATATCAAGTATGCAAACATAGCATTGAACGGCATAGTCCGACTGCACAAGTTATTCCCTTAAAACAAAATGATCTTAAACGTCAAGGTTGGTATTCAAGATCACCAGACAAACTTGCTAGT